AAAACGCGGGCACGTCCACCGCAGACGTCGAACTCAGCGATGATACAGACCCTGATACGGACTTGATTGGCGGCGACGGTGCTGTAGAGGCTGCACCGGCCCGGCCAGCTCCGAAGAAAGGATCTGCTGAGGAACGCATAGTAGAGCTGAATGATCTGCTCGAAGGCACGAAGATATTTGGAAAGCATATGCAGAGCCAGCTGAAGGACGCACTGTCCGAGCTGGAGCGGTTGAAGGGCGGCGGGAAACCCACCACCGCACAAACCGTAGCTGCCGCTGCTCCTCAAGTTGAGAAAGACGAGCCGATGCCGGACCTAGCCGACGCGGATATCGCCTTCGACAACGACAAGTATCGAGCCAAGATGCAGAAGTGGTCGAAAGATCAGGCTAAGATCGCTGTTCGCGAGATTGTTCGCGAGATGACCGGCGCAGATGAAGCGGCAAGGCGCCGAGCGTCGGTTGAAGAGAAGATCGAGAAGTTCGCGAAGGCGACTCCCGATTACGCAGTGGTCGTGACGAAGAACCCGGTGCTAGCTGCGAACCAGCTGGCGTTTGATGCCGGGGTCGCCGTCGCTCAGTCAGAGCACACTGGCCGGCTGCTGTATAAGTTTGGGAAGGATACCGCGCTCGCCATCAGAACGGCGAAGCAGTCTCCGGCCCAGCAGCTTATCACCATCGGCAAGATGATCGCAGAGATTGAGGCCGAAGATAAAAACACTTCTAAGTCTAAGCAGAATGGCGGCTCTAGGCCCGATGCGCAACCAGGGCAAAAGAAGTCCATCACTCAGGCGCCTCCTCCGCCGCGGGCTACGGTAGCCGGCGGACGTGCAGCTGGACGCGACATCCTCGACCCTAACATGTCGATGGAAGAGTTCGCGAAGCAGCACAGGGGAAGCAAACAGTCGGCCCGCGAGAACGCCCGCAAGGGGCGCGGACTGCATTAAGAAAAATCGGAAAGGATTAAATGGCTAACTCACTAATCACCGCTCAATGGGTCGCACGCAAGGCACTGGTCTTGTTGCACGCCAAGAGCAACTTCACGGGTCGCACGAACCGTGACTACCAGAGCTTGCTGCCCGGCCCCATCAACGGGGTCATCTTGGGTCAACAGCTCTCGATCCGTCTCCCGTTCCAGTACACTCTCCGTACTGGCCCGCAGATGAATGCGCAGAACTCTGTCCAGCGCTTCGCCACCCTGTTGGTCAACCAGCAGCTCGGCGTCGACATCAACTTCACTTCGGTGGAGCGCGCGATGTTGCTGAACAACTTTGAAGAGCAGGTCCTTGAGCCTGCGATGGCTCGGCTCGCGGCCGGCATCGAGAACTTCACCACGGGCCAAGTCAACAACGTCCCGAAGTTCACTGGCGCCTTCAACACCACAGCGACCTACGATCAGCTGCTCCAGAACGAGCAGTACCTGACGGAAGCTCTGGCTCCTGAAGATGACCGTCGCACGTTCACGGCGACCCCGCAAACTTCGCGGTACTTTGTCCGTGACAACAAGGGCCTCTTCCAGCCCGAGTCTACGATCTCTGACCAGTGGTTAGAGGGCGTGATCTCGGACAAGGCCGCGGGCTACGTCTGCTTCCGTAACACGAAGCTGCCGACGCACGTCATCGGATCGTTCAGCACCACGGCGGCCCCTGCCGTCAACGGCGCCGGACAATCTAACCCAGGCGCGGGCAACGCGTTCGTTTCCACCTTCACGCTGAACACCAACGGCTGGGCTTCTGGTCTCACGACCCTGAACGCTGGCGATGTGATCAGCATCGCAGGCGTTAACGAGGTTGACCCTGAGACGAAGGCGTCCCTGGGCCGCCCCAAGCAGTTCGTTGTGACTGCAACCATCAGCGACACGACCGGCTCGATTGCAATTCCTATTGCTCCCGGCATCATCACTGGCGGTGCGTACCAGAACGTGGACAACGTTCCGGCCGCTGGCGCTCTCATCAGCGTCTTCGGTCAGAGCGGCGCTGCCGCGATTGCCGCGCTCAACGGCGCGCTGATCAAGCAGTCCCTTGGCTGGTACCGTGACGCGATTGTGTTTGCGAATCCCCCGATGCTCGACCTCAGCCCCCTCGTCAAGATGACGGCTGCGGAAGCGTTCGAAGGGTACAACATCCGCTTCGCGCAACAGTGGGATCCGTCTAACGACGTGCTCCCGGCTCGTCTCGACTCGATTGTCGGCGCCGTGCTCGCTTATCCCGAGCTGGCTGTGCGGAACATCGAAGTCGCGTCGGCTGCCTAACCCATAGGAATATAGAAAATGAGTAACTATCAAGTTGGTTATGGGCACGGCGATGTGGTTGGCGTTCCGTTTGACTTCTACGCTGGAGCCACTGTGGTGACCGGCAGCACGATCACGATGCAAACTGGCATACTGGTGGTTCTACCCACCGCTGCGCTGGCCGCATTAACGGTCAACCTGCCCTTGAACCCAGTCGATGGCGCGGACGCGTCGATTACAATCGGACAAGTCATCACGACCTTGACCATTAATGCGAACACGGGCGACACCATTATCGGTGGATTGCTCGCGCCGTTCGCTGCAGGCACCTTTACCCCGACGGCCTCGACCGGCGCGGGCAGTGCCGCAAGCACGCTTCGGTTCAAGTACACCCTGAACGGCTTCCAGCCGGCTTCGGGTGCCGCTGTGAACCCCCGTTCTTGGATCCGAGTGCAATAAAAAGAAATCGCGCCACTGCCCTCACCCAGTAGGCGCTTTTGTGTGAAAGCCTCACCAATTTAAATAGGCTTGGCAGTCGGGAGAGACCGGCACTGAATTTTTAACAGAGGCGCAATGGCTCAGACCAACCAGCAGATCATCACCGAATCTTTCCAGATTCTTGGCGTCGTACGCGAGGGGCGGCAACCTACGTCCACGCAATCCGCCAACGGGATGACTATCCTCAACGACAACCTGCTCACGCAGATGCGCGACGGTTGGGGGAATATCGGCTGGTACCCGCAGACAATCGCGCAGCTGAATAGCTTAGCGCCTCTGAAAGATGAAGATATAGCCGACGTGAAGTACGTGCTGGCTGGCTGGATATCTGTGCGCTACGGCGTCATGATCCCGCCGTCGCCGGACCCAATCAACGGGTTCGACTTAGGCGCGCTGATTTTCCAGGCGATGCGCCGGCTGACGAAGCGCTACCTACGATATACGGAATGCGACCTTGGGGAGCTATCACGTCCGCAAGGCGGGCCTTTCGGGGGTCCTAATTGGCTGTGAAATCAAGGACTTATAAGCGTTAATAGGTTCTTGAATCTAACTGAAATTCTCGGTAAACTAATAGCATGAGTTTATCGCACATTGGCAAAAAGACTCGTGATGACGCAAGAGCACGCGGCGAACAGTTTTACATCTCTGTCAAGGCGTGTAGCCGAGGGCACACAGGACCTCGTTACGTCGCTAATCAGACCTGTCTAGAATGTTCAAAAGAGCAACAGAAGCGCGCTGAAGAGACTCGACGAGCGCGCCGTAATTCGGATCCAGTGTTCGCGAAATATCGACGCGCGCAAAGAGCCGCATGGAATCGCGCCTCCAATAAGAAGAACCGCGGCAAGAAAAACGCCGAGTGGGCGAAATGGTTTGCAGATAGATTACAGAGAACTCCGCCGTGGGCGGATTTGAAAGCGATCAGGAAGATTTACGACACGTCCACTTGGATCACGAAAGCGACCGGGCTGGAGCATCACGTAGATCATATAATCCCGATGCGAGGTAAACTCGTAAGCGGGCTGCATGTAGCGGAGAATCTTAGAGTGTTACCAGGTCCCGAAAACCTCGCCAAAGGCTCTAAGTACATGCCTTAGTGGCCCCAGTACAACCGACCCCGATACCGCTCCCGCTCGCATCGTACCAGCTGGCCGACCTTCGCGCCGGCTCGAAGCGACTGATAGGGTGCTACCCGGAGCCTTCACCGCAGTCCGAGCCTGACGATACGAAGACGTCGGGCGCGCCCTACGCGCCGGGGACTACTGAATTTCAGCAGCCCGCCGCACTGCGCCGCTGGCCCGGCCTCTCGACCTTCACGCCGAGCGGTCTAGCGAACCCGCTCCGCGGTATGTGGGAGATGGCGGGCACCGTCTACGCGGTCGTAGGGTTCGATCTATTTACTGTGAGCAGCTTGGGCGCGTTCACTCTCGTACCAGGATCCAACGGCGGCATCATCGGGACCGGCTTCGTGCGGATGACGGACAACCAGGCGTGCCTGGTGATCTTGGTACCTAACACCGACACCTGCTTCACGTACACACCCTTTGCGGGCGGTGGCGGATTCCAGCAGCTCACCAGCACATTCTTTCTGGCGCTCGGTGGCGCGATAGATGTCTGGTACGTCGACACCTTCATCGTGTTCCTGGCGAACAACAACGCCGGTAACGGCTCCTTCACGTTCTTCAACGACGACGGCAGGCAAGTGTCTGGCAACGCGCAGATTACCTTCACCACCGCCGCGTCGTTCAATCGGCAGTTTGGCACGGACCCTTTCTATGGGATGTGCGTAGACCACCGCGAGATTCTGATGTTCGGTTCGCGCTCTTCTGAGGGATTCGTTAACACCGGGAACCCGACCGGCTCACCCTTCAGCGCAGCCTCCGACACCTACATGCCCTACGGCGTGCACCCGCAGTGCGGCTTCAGCATCTCGCTGCAGGACAACTCGGTGATGTGGGTCTGCAATGACCTGACCGTGCGCCGACGCAATGGGCAGACCCCCGTACGGATATCGACGGCAGGTATCGAGAAGGTCCTGTCGGACGCAAATAAGAACGGGCTCCTGCCCGGTACCTACTCGCTGGCGTCCCCGGCGGGCGGCCCGACATGGAACGGTCACCCGTTCTGGATCCTGACGATACCGCTCGCGGAGCGCACGCTAGTCTATGACTGCGTGACGCAGAACTGGTTCGATCTCGTGTCGGTCCTGAACGGTCAAGAGATTCAGTACCGCGGCCTCTCCTACCTGAACGCGTTCGGGAAGCAGCTAGTCGGCGACTCGGAGAGTGGCACGATAGGGTTTCTTGACGATACCGTACAGACAGAGTTCGGTAACCCGAACGCGCCGGTCGTGTGCGCCTTCACGACGCAGCCGCTCTACAACGGCAACAACCGTCAGATCGTGCGCCGGGTCGAGGCCGTAGTGACGGCCGGCGCCGGACCTACGCCGTCCGTCGCGCCAAAGATCGACCTGCTCCTCTCGGACAACTGGGGCGAGACCTTCGACGTGTCGGGAGATGACTCGCAGACGCTTGGTGTGCCGGGAGATACGTCGAACCGCGCGATCTGGTGGAACATCGGACAATATTACAGCCTGGTGATGCAGTTCCGCATAACGGACGCATCGCCAACCTTCGCGGTAGATATCATCGCGACGGTCGAGCCGTGCAAGTGGTAGCATGCCTAATCCGTTACCTACAAAGCCGGGCATAAACGGCGCGAACACGCTGTCGATCCCGGCCAACTGGGACGCGACCTGGTTCCGTTCGTTCATCAACAACACCCTGAAGGGCGCGGACGTTCGGAACGCTATCGCAGGGCCCGGGATAGCGATCACCGGCAACATCTCCAGCCCCTACGCGACGATCAGCGCGACAGGTGGCGGCGGGGCGGTCACGCAGATTGTTGCTGGTGCAGGTATCAGCGTATCTCCGGCTGGTGGTACGGGCGTAGTGACCGTAACCAACACCAAGACCGGAACTATCTCAGATATCACCAGCACGGGCGGGACGATAACCGTCACGAACCCGACAGGCCCTACGACCAACATTGAAGTCGCGTCGGTGCCGGTAGGGGCAGCCTCTAGCATAACAGTAATTCAGCAGGCTGGCGGCGCATCACAAACGTACAACGTGCCCGCAGGTGCGCACACTTTAGAAATTATTTGCATCGGCGGCGGCGGTGGTGGTGGTGGCGGAGTCTTTGCTTTAGGCAGCTCCAGCAGTGGTGGAGGCGGCGGTGGAGGCGGTTCCATATCGCGTACTCTGCTTTCAGCCTCGCTTTTAGGCTCCAGCGTAAACGTTGTCTTTTCTAACTCCACTAATGGCGGTTTTGGAGGCGCAGCAAGTAGCGTAAACGGCGCTTTAGCAAACGCAGGTATAGCGGGTTCAAACGTAGCCTTTGGTAATTTCATTCAAGCTACTGGAGGAACCGGCGGAGCCGCGGGAAGAATCAACGGGTCAGCGGCAGCCGGTACCGGAGGAACAGTCGGTAACGTGGCTGTAGGCACTAACGGAGGAACATCTACCGGTACCGGTACTCCTGGCACTCCAGGTATAGGTCCAGGTAACCCTACTAATGCGGGTACCCCAGCTATGGGAGGCGGCGGTGGTGGGAGTAGTACAGGAGCTGTAGGAACAGCAGGCGGCCTAGGTGGACAGGCGCTGTTTTCTACTCCTACACTGTCTAACGTTCCTGGTGGTACAGCCGGAGCTATCGGCACTCCTGGAGGCGCAGGCGGCCTTGGAGCAGGTACTACTGGCGGCGGCGGTGGTGGTGGTGGAGGCGGTAGCGCTACCCCTGCTACGCCCGGAGGCGCTGGTGGCAACGGGGGGTCTTTTGGCGGCGGCGGTGGTGGAGGAGGAGCGTATTCTTCTACGACCGCCGGCATATCTTCTGGAGCTGGTGGTAACGGTTCGCCAGCAACTTGCATAATTATAGCGTGGTGAAGTAATGACTACTGACGATTCAGATTTAGCGCAGCACATCGCTGACGTTTTAAAAGATCATCCAAGCGCCGAGGTGCGCGTGAATCCCGTTATCCAAGCGATCCCGCCGCACATCGCCGGGAACCTCCTGGAGTTCCTGCGACGCGTGCAGTCTACCGGTATGGAGGCTGTAGCGTGGGTCGAAGCATATCAGTTCGTGCAGAAGCACGCGCCGCAACAGCCGGAAAGTCCGGCGCCTTTACCTTCAAAGTGAGTATGAGATGATTTTCAAGTGGACAAGTGAGTCAGTCATAGCAGCAGCTGCCGTCGCGATATCAACCTTGGGCGGCGTTACTACTACGGCGATTCACTGGGGCTCTGTGAACACGCAGATACAGAACGTGCAGGCGCAACAGAAAGCGTCCGATGACAAGGTCGAGAAGCTCTCGATAGACTCCACAGAGCAAAAGATTCACAACGCGCGCGTAGAGCAGTCGCTAGCAGATGTAATAGCGCGACTCAACGATATCCAGACACAGGTGAGGAAACCGCAGCATGGCGATCACGAGTGAGACGGTACTCGACCCGTCGATAGACAGAAGGCTAGCTATTGATATTGACGCCTCGGAGAGCGACAGGCTCGTAGCGTACCAGGACACGAAAGGTAATTGGACCTGCGGGCGCGGGCACCTGATGCCGCCAGCCGCGCCGGGCCGCTCCTGGGCCGGCTTCACGGTCGTACAGTCGACCAGCGACAGCTGGTTCAGCACTGATATCATGAATGCAATTCATCTTGCATTAAAGTGGCCTGAATTAGATTCATGCGACACGCAGTGCCGCAAGAACGCTCTCTACGAGATCGCCTTCAATATGGGCGGCAGGTGGACGCAGTTCGGCCCGACCCGCGCGCTCATTACTGAGAAGAGCTGGCAGGGCGTGCACGACCACCTACTCGCTAGCGAGTGGGCTAAGGAGGTGCAGCCGCACGGGTTCGATACGCCGGGCCGCGCCACGCGCATAGCAGGGTATTTTCTGACTGGCGCGTACCCGTGAAATGGGACCTGCGGGATGTAATCATCCTGCTGCGCGTAGATGCGCTGCTGATCACAGGCACCATCTACCTGTTCAAGCACGCGGACCCTGTAGTGTTCGGGGCCTGGGCCACCTTCGCGACAACGCTGGCCGGCTTCTATCACTGGTTCGTGCTACGAGATTCCAAGATTCCAGACGCAGGAGTTTGATATGCCCGCCCTACTTGCACTTGTCCCTGTAAAGGACTGGATCTACGCCGGCATCATAGCGTCGCTGCTCGTCGCGTTCGGTTGGTACACGCTCCACGAGCGCGCGATAGGCGAGAAGAAGATAGAGGCCGCCGACGCCAAGGTAGTCGCGGCGCAGGTCGTTCACAATGAAGAGGTGGAGAATGTTGTCAAGTCAAAGCTCTCGGACGCGCTCAAGGACTACGAGCTGGCGCCTGTTGTTCCTGTTGCTGCCCATATCCCTAGCCTCGTGTGCTATGCGTCCGGTGGTAGCGCCCTGCCCGGTGGGGGCAGCGCCATCACCTCAAGCGATGGCGCCGGAGTCGCCGTATCCGCCGCTCCAGCCGCGACTGATGCAGGATTTGATCCCGCCCCAGCCATCAGCGCCGACGGGCTCGACGCCGACAAAGAGATCCTCCGACTGAGAGCGAAGGTGAAGCTGCTGCAGGACACGGTCCGCGCGTACCAGGCCGGCGGCCTAGTAGCTCAGCAATAATTTAATGGCCTCCGCATCAGACTATAGTAACCCGAACGGCGCGCCGCTCGGTGCGCAGATGCAGGCGGCGCAGAACGCGACCGCAGCGGTGACAGCTGCGCAAGAGCAGTCTAGCCTACAGAATTACGCGAACCTAGCGATTGGGGATCTGAACAGCGGCAACTACGCTGGCGCCCTGCAGGAGGGCCTAGACAGCGAGGGTACCGGGACCAACTACAGCAGTCCGACGACGGACCCGCTGCTCCAGGCGCTAGAGAGCAGCCAGGGCCTTGAGGAGCTTGACCCTAGCAAGCAGTGGAACGCGCAGTCGATCCAGCAGTACTACGCCGCCTTCGGCGCGAACCCGGTAACGACCGGCACCCAGGCCGGAACCGCGGACGCTGGAGAGAGCTGGGGACAGAACCCGTACGGGCTATGGGGCGACCCCAGCAAGCTAGCAAGCGACGCGACGACCAACATCAACACGCAGGGCGACAACAGCGCGCCCGACCTAGATAGGTTCGCCGGCCAGACGCCGACGACGAGCTTCTTAGGTAAGTACGGGACCGACATCGCCGCCCTCGCCGCCACCGCTCTCTCGTTCGGCGTCGCTGCGCCGGCCCTCGCGGGCGCGCTCGCCGCGGACGGTATCGCGACTGGTCTCGCTGCCGGCGCTATCGCTGGCGGCGTTGTAGGTGCGGGGAACGCGCTAGCGATTGATGCGATCACGGGCAAGCCCATAACGCTAGGTAGCGTCGCGGGCGGGGCGCTCAGCGGCGCGGCCGGCGGCGGACTGACGGGGCTCGCTGGCGGCGCGATCAACAACGCGACAGGGCTAGGTAGCACGATCTCGACCGGCCTAGCCGGCGCAGGTATCGGCGCAACTAGCAGCGCGCTAACAGGCGGCAACGTCGGGCTGGGCGCGCTCACTGGCGGCATCGGCGGCGCGGTCCAAGGCTCTGGCGCGCTCGGTAACATTAAGTCGGGTCTCACTAACGTAGGCATCCCGGCGGGTCTGGCCGGCGGGATAGCGAACGGCGGAGTGAATTACGCAGTCGGCGGCGCTACCGCCCTAGCGGCCGGCGCGCTGATGGGTACACCATCACAGAGCAGCACGGGCAACCTTTCGTCAAGCGTCCTATCGCAAGGTGCGCAAAGTAATAACGGAGTTTCCTCATCAATGTCTACACCTAACCCATTCACAGCAGCAACTAGCTCAAACTCAGGGCTGACGCCAGGCGCTGCGGGTAACCCGACCACCGACTCCTCTCTTGCGTCGAGCATAACGGGAGCGCTCCCTAGCTTGCTATCGGCCGGCGCGACGGCGGGCGGTTCGCTAGCGGCGTCTAATGCGGCGGTAAACGCGGACCAGAACGCTATAACCACCCAGCAGAATACGCTCGGGAATATCAACAATATTTGGAGCACGCAGGCGCAGACCGGCCAAGGGGCGAACACCGCGCTGCAATCTTCTTTAGGGCTGAACGGTCAGACCGCCAACCCGTCAAACTTCTTGAACATGCCCGGCTACCAGTTCGCCGTGCAGCAGGGCACGCAAGCTATCCAGCGCCAGGCCGCTGCGATGGGTAACGCATATACGCCTAACACGGCGGAGGCCGTGGGCCAGTACGTGACTGGCACTGCCTCACAGGACTATAATACCTACATCAGCCAGCTAATGGGCGCGGCAGGTCTAGGCACGACAGCGAACCAGGGCCTGCAGACAGCTAACCAGGCGGTCGGCAACAACATCAGCACGGAGCAACAGAATATAGGCGCGGTGCAGGCCGGCGGGATATCCGGCGTCACTAGCGCGGCTAGCGGGCTGCTCGGCGGCGCCGCTGGCTCTAGCTTGATCGGTGCGGGCGTCAACTCTCTGGGAGGTGGTGGCTCGCCGAACAGCTCCGGCGTTCCGCAGAATAACGGCACCACCGCCAGCAACGCCA